AGGGAGAGAGAGAATGTCATGGGGCACCATTTTTATTCCTCAGTAGCACAGCGGTAGTTGCACTTGACTGTTAATCAAGGTGTCGGTGGTTCGATCCCACCCTGGGGAGCCAATATTGCCAAAATGTGTTGACAACAACACAAAAGAGTGTTATAATAGTTTTGTTCGGTAGCAATACTGAACCGGTGAAGTGAAAGGTAGATGAGGAAAGACAAATTTCATGGCTTCATGCTATGATCCAATACTGGCAATCGTCTTGAAAACGATCGTGCTTGTGTGAACCGATTCTTATAAACTGTCATTTGCTGATCGGAAATATACAAGTCTCTGTGCTTTGCATTTTGAGATTTGTCTAGGGTACTAACACTACCCATTGCATATTGTCCGGTCTTTTACTTGACCTTTCATGGACCCGTCATTTTTTAATTTAGGAAAAATATGAACAAACAACTTTCATCAGAAGACGCAGTGGCAGCATATGGCGGCCATAGATTTGAAATGGTATTGGCTGCAAGTCAACGGGCTCGAGAGTTGAAGAATGGCCATGCGGCCAGAGTTGTAGGTAAGAATGGACCTATTGTTACCGCACTAAATGAAATTGAACAGGGTAAGTATACCCGAGCAGATTTTTTGAAAACAATTAAATTGAAGAAAAAAGGACACAGAGATGAATTTGACATTGCGTAAAGCCAATGCCGTGCAAGCCGGCATCAACGATGCTATCAAGGGCATCAAAATCGAAGCAACTCTAGAACTCAACGAGTTCCAGGATGTGCAGGCCGCGTTGGTCAAGGCCAACGAAACACTGTTCGCCAACGACAGCCGTCGTCAGCGCCTATTGTTGGCTCTGTACAATATCCGTGGTTTGGTTGGTACAGCCAATGCCCAAAGCGGCATTGACCTCAAGTTGGCTACAGCAGCCTTCATTGAGAAGCGTATGGGCCAGCTGGATGAATTGGCCAAGTTGACTGCGGTAACTGATCTTGCCGTGATCAACGGTAAGTTGGACAAGATCAAGAACGACAAGGGCGAAAGCAGCCGTCGCAGCCTTTACGGCTACAATGACACAGTATCTACTACTGTGGTCAGCCAAGAGCAGATCGATCAGGTCAAAGCTGAGATTCAAAATCTCAAGAAGCAGAAACAAAAGCTCAACGATGAAATTCTTGAGCTCAACATCAAAACTGAGATTCCACTCAGCGACGATGTTGTCGCAACATTGACCCAAGAAGGGTTGATCTAATAACCCGGTTACACTTTACCGTTTAAAGTGGGTGGGGCAGTCACCATAGAGAGTGCTAGGTGTGCAGTGCATTGACCATCCGTACTCTGTGGTGGAGTGGCGGGAACGCATTGGGTTAGGTATAACGCCTTTTCCAGAAGAAAAAATGTTATGGACAGAGTAACTGCTCAGTCTAGGGCTCCTGTGGTGGGAGTAGCTAGGCACTAATTATCGCGGGGTAGGGGAGTCTAGTCGTCCCCGCCAGTCTCATAAGCTGGAGATCGGAGGTGCGAATCCTTCCCCCGCAACCAACACCGGTGTGTAGCTCAGCTTGGTAGAGCTCTGCGTTTGGGACGCAGTGGTCGCATGTTCGAATCGTGTCACACCGACCAGTTACTTAAAAGGCAATATGACAAAAGCAGAAGAACAAGCGGCAACAGAAGCAGCACTAGCAGAATTTCTTGCCAAGGGTGGCGAAGTACAAAAACTAAAACCCAACCAAAGCGGTAGAGTAGAAGGTGCAAGCTATAGTCAATGGTCTAAGAAAAAACCATCAACTAGTCCGCTGGCTAATCCTCCTGAAGAAGAATAACTCGTTGTAGTTCAATGGATAGAACGGCTCTCTCCTAAAGAGTAGATCCAGGTTCGATTCCTGGTAGCGAGACCAGTGGTAAATAAAAATACAATGCGGGGTTCGTATAGTGGTAATACCTTAGCCTTCCAAGCTAATGCTGACAGTTCGATTCTGTTACCCCGCTCCAAATTATGCACACAGTAATTGACCGAAACGACACCTTTCGTAAATTTGACTTTAGTTCAGTAATCTCGCTAGAAGACAACGAATCAGCCATAGGCATTATAAAGAATATTATTGCTTCTGGGAATTACTTTACTAACAGTCCTAAGTATCAAACTAAAGAAAACATCTTTGCTAGACAAGAAGCTGTCTGGTTAAAGTATCGTATGAGTTTTATGTTTAGTGTCTTTATGTACCTAGGCCGAGAAGTCAAAGTGTCTAATATGATGGCCTGGTCATTTATGACTAACCTAGAGGGCGTTGAGGATAGAGAAACACTGTGGCACAATCACTGGCATCCTCAAAATCCCAATGCTAAAATGCTAAGTGGCATATTCTATCTACATATCCCAGAAGATGTAAAAGATAGAGATTATTGTGGCACAGAAATGGCGCCCAACGGACCCGAGAACAATGGCAAATTTTTTGTCAAGCCTACAGACTATAACTGGTTGTTATATCCCAGCAACCAGTGGCACAGGCCGGGAATTGTTCAAAGCAAAGATTACAGATTTATTCTTGCTGTGGACATAGAATATTTGTTGTAATCTTCCTGTAACACACTTTTTGCCTAAAAGGCATAAGTACGCATATAACAGAAAACATTTTTTGTTATAAACAGAGAGAATAAAAATGTTGTCCTTCATAACAAATCTAACAGATCCACTACTAGATTATGTAAAGGATGATCCTGTTCGCCCCGAGTTGCCTAAAGAGTTTAGGGTAGGAAAGAACAAGTTTGTAAGTGTTTTAGTTGATGACATTCCCCGAGCGATGGTCTGTGTTAGTTTACATGATTTCATTCCGGAAGATGTAAACGACCTGATCAAAGATACGGAAGTGCCAACCGCAGCAATTTTCTACACCATTTGGAGTTACGCCCCGGGGGCTGGTGTAGAGTTGTTGAGGGCAACTGTAGCAGAAATACAAAAGCAATTTCCTAGCATAGAACGCTTTGTTACGCTTAGTCCAAAAACTGAGATGGCCAAGCGGTTCCATACTAAAAACGGTGCCGGGGTTTACAGAGAGAATCTGAATACTGTAAACTACGAATATGATGTAAAGTAACGACTCTCCCTGACAGGCGGAGTATAATGTGATAAGTAGTCTGTCAACAAATAACACGGCCCTACCCTCTGAAGCATAGCTCTTACGGTAGGGTTTTTCTTTTTCCGGCGTTCGTATAGTGGAAAATACAGTACTCTTCTAAAGTACGAACAGAGGTTCGATTCCTTTACGCCGGACCACGCTCTTGTAGTAAAATGGTATTACACATTCTTGGTAAGAATGAATTCCAAGTTCAATTCTTGGCTAGAGCACCACTTGACAAATTGAAGGAAAGACAGTATAATAGTCGTATGTACAAAGTAATAGAAAAACAAAGCTCAACAGAGTTTGCCAATTTGGATTTGGCAATGGCATTTGCCAAAGATTTAAATGTGTTCGTTACCATTCAAGGTGGCGAATTTGAAATCGTAGGCCTATTTGGTGTAGACAGCGTTAAAGACGGTGTATGCCCAGATGGCGTTAAATACGATTGGAACAAGGCGAGCCGAATTGGCCGCGTAAAAAAGGAAAGATAAAAACTAGATGGCCAAAGAAGATATCATTGAATTGACAGGCGTTGTAGAAGAAGTTCTGCCGGGCAGTATGTACAAGGTAAAAATTGAAAACATGCCCAACTTGATGCTGTGTTATACCAGCGGCAAACTCAAGCAACACAAAATTCGTATCATTCTAGGCGATCGAGTTAAAGTAGAGGTTAGCCCCTACGATTTATCAAAAGGTCGAGTTAGTTACAGGTTATAACACACACAAGGAGCTAGAATGGCAGGCAAGGCAAAATCAGTTTATTTGACTATAAACCCCAAAGGCACATTTAAAACAGTGTTCAGTAAAGTGTTCTTTGATGCTAAAGCATACAATGAGTATGTTAAAACAGATGAGTTCAAAACCAAATGGCCTGCTACGGAGTTTGATGTTGTAAAAGAAACCTATTAAAGGAGGCTGTATGCCGTGGATTGAAAATGTAGCGGCCGCTGACATCCCAACAGGATTCCACCATGCGGCTGGTCCTAATAGTATGCTGATCAGTATTGTTGATCCTGCAAGCTGGCGGCCCGAGGCAAAGCACGAATTCAAAGAGCGTCACAATTTTGAGTTCTTAGACATCGAAGAAAAAGACTTTGCTCTAGACGAAGCCATGCGTTGTAGTCATGAGCAGGCCGCAGAGCTTGTTCGACTGTTACAACACGCATTAGAAAATCGCATGAATGTGGTTGTTCATTGCTATGCAGGTGTTTGCCGAAGTGGCGCAGTCTGCGAACTAGGTGTCATGATGGGCTTTGATGATGTAGGCCGTTGGCGCAGTCCAAACCTGCTGGTCAAGCATCGCATGATGAAGCATTTGGGTTGGACTTATGATGCTGATGAAAAACCCAACATCGACGATTGGCGAACTTTTAGGAATAACTTATGAATATTTCAAGAGCAGAACAGAGCGTCATCAAGTACAATCTAGAACAGTATCGTTTAGATCAGATTCGTTTAGA